GGCCATGGGCGGCTGCGCACGCTGCGGCAGCGGCAGGATGGAGCCGTTGCCGTCAGTGACGTCGGGGTTGACCTCCAGGTAGGGCCAGTTCTGCGTGTTGGCGGTCTTCCACTGGGTTTCGTAGCCCTCGAACTGCCCGCCGTAGCCGATGAACGGGGCCTTGGGCGCCAGCGCAAGCATCTCGGCTTCTTGCGACACCCAGTAGTTGTACATGCGCTGCGCGTCCTTGGCGTTGCGCACCAGCCCGCTCACCAGAATCTGGCCATCGACCTCGAATTCGTTGCCGATCACCCGGATCACGGGAATCCACCGGCCCGCCCAGTCCTGCTCTTCGAGGATCTCGTAGCCGTTGGTCTTCATCCACTTGACCTGCGGCACCTGAGCCATGCGCGAGCGCACCGGCATCAGGCCCATGGCCTGCATCTGCCGGTCTTCGGGCTCACCTTCCTGCAGCGTGACGTTGCCCGGGTACAGGTTGAGCTTGACGCGCTTGTACTCGACGCAGAAGTACTCCGCAATCCGCACCGTGTTCTGCGTCACCCACTGCGCGGTGGCCGAGTCGCCAGTGCCCTGATCCATCAGCGCGGTGATCGGCGTGGCGTCGGGGAACAGGCGCTCGTACTCGTCGCGCGTCATGTCCTGCGTGATGAAGCACCACTTGGCATCCGACCCGCAGGGGTCTTGGATGGTCGGGTCCATGTACACGCTGAACGAGTTGCGGATGCGCTCGATCTTGATGTCCTGATCGAACGTGTTCTCGTCGCAATACTCCGTCAGCAGGCGCCAGTAGCCCTCGCCAAACGTGACTTGGTTCTCGCAGGCGGTGTCGTACGCGACGTCCGCGTCGGACATGTACTCGATGTGCCGCACCACGCCGTCGTAAATTTCGGCAACCTGCGGGTCAGCGCGGTCGTCCGCAGGGATGACCTTGCCGCTGGGCCGATTCTGGCGCTGGTCATTGGTGACTTGGCGAACGTGCTGCGGCAGTTTGTTGATCGTCAGGCAGGGCCTGGCGTTGATCGTCTGCCCCTGCACGTTGCCGCGGGTGGCCAGCACGTTGCTCGGCCACTGCCAGTTGTTGTCCGGGCTGCCGGCCATGAACCGCAAATCGTCCAGCTCGTCATTGCGCGACGAACTCAGTGCGCCGAGCGCCATCTGCAGGCGCTCCCGCATGGTGGCTAGGACGTCGTTTTTGGCTGATTTACGGGCCATGGCAGGGTAGGGTCACCGATGCGTTACTTTTTGCCCTTGGCGGGCGCCTTGGCGGCTCGCTGCGTGCTGTACGCAATCGCCACCGCCTGCTTCTGCGGCTTGCCGTGGGCCATTTCGGTCTTGACGTTCTTGCGGAACGCCTCTTTGGACGCGGATTTCACCAGCGGCATGTTACCTCCCCGGAATGACAGGTTGGGCGCGACGCGCCAGATCCATTAGAACAGAAAACTCGGTGGCATACGTCGGATCAACGTGCGGCGGGGCGTCTGGCCATTTTTTGCTGCTGTAAACAGTGCTGCCCATGCCAAAAGCGGGCAGTTCATCGTCAGAAGAACGATAGCCTTGCTGTTGTTTAAGCCAATCTGGCGCAAGTTTTTCAGCTGTTTTTGACCTGTTATTTTCCCGCAAACGCCAACCAGGAATTCCAGACACTTTGCGCACAAGTTTTTCAAACGCATCAATAAATTGTTTTTGTACTGGCGCTAATTTTTTGCCTTGTTTTTCTTGTTGCTTTAGTTCGTAATATTGATTGTTAATTTGAGCGTCAGCCGCATGAGTCAATTCATGAACAACCGTTGACTCTTCTGCGCCAGACCGAACTGTAATTTTTCCAGTTTGCGGCAAAGGACCACCAATTAAAGGATTTTGCTCAAACACTCCTTTGTAAGGAAGCAAAAATTTTGATTTTGTTTCTATTGGCGGCATCATTCGTCTTGCAGACAAATAATCCACCAATTCTCCGTATTGAGGAAATTGGGCGGCCCGCTGCAGCACATCTTGCGTCGGGTCAGATTGCCTGACCAGCGCATTTTGCGCATTTGGTGCTAGCGCATTGCGCGGCACGTCATTTCCCCTTCGGTTTGGCCGTCTTGGCCGACTCGCGGAACGCCTTGGCGGTGGGCGCGCCCGCAGCGCCCGGTTTGCGCATTTTCTCACCGCTGCCGGCAGCGATGCGCTCGCGTTTGGCGTGAATGTTGGCGTAGAGGCCGGGTTTTGCGGGTTTCGTGGCCATTTTCCGCTCCTGCGTCAGCACTTCCAGCGTTTCAAGGCGGCCTTGGCTCGCTCGCCGTTCTCGGCCTTCGCGGCCACGCCACCCATGCGGGCGCAGAAACTGGCCTTCCGCCCCTTATCCGCCTCAGTCTTCGGATTCGGCGCCGGCGCCTTCAGATTACTGCCGGTCTCGCGGTTATACCGCTCCCGGCCCTTGGCCGTCAGGCCAGCGCCCTGCTTCGTGGGCAGCTTTTCGCCCCGACCAACGCTCAGAGACACCGATTTCGCCATGTTCAGCCCTCAGTGAGCCATCCAACCTGCCGTCTGCGAACCGGCGTGAGCCGTCACCACCCGGTGCTGGCTGCGGGGATTGTACTCCCTGTGAGCCACCGGGAACGCAAACGTCACCGCCAGTGCGTCGGCGGCGTCAGGCGAGGCCAAACCGCGGGCCTTCATCTGCTCCTTCGTCTCCAGCGCAATCGCGCCCGACGAGTTCGGCTTTGTGCGCGGGCCGCACAGGTCTTTCTTCAGGTTCCTGTCGTCCTTCAGAGACGCCGTGCGCAGCCACTGCTTCATCGCGCCCCATATCTCTGCCCGCTTGTTCTGGTACGCCTTCTGATCCTTGGCCTTCCAGCCGAAATTCACGCCGCGCACCTTATACCGCTGCTCCAGCAGTCTGTCCAGCACGCCCGCGCCGAGCCCGCCCTCGTCAATCACCGTCAGCGCCGGCTGAAAATCCTCGATGGCCTCGATCACGTGCCCGACCACGGTCATCGTGTCGTCGCCACGGAACCGCCGCACTTCCAGCAGGTCACGGCCCTTCCTGATCACGATGATTGTCGCGTCCGCCCCAAACCGCGCCGGGTCCACGCCGATCACCACAGGCGCGTCCGGGTCGCGCATCGGGGGCCGCTTCGCGGCTTCTTCCACCAGCCCCAGCGGGATGAACTGATATTCGTCCGCGCCGGGGAACTCGCCGTACACCTCAACCATCGCCTGCGGCGAGTCTTCGCCGTATTCGTCGATGATCGTCTGGTACACGCCCTTGTCGGTGTCCTCCACCGTTCTGGCGTCAATGTTCTGCGTGTTCCAGAACGCCCGCTTGGCATTAAAACACTCGAAAAAATACCCCGAATTCCGGCGCGGGTTACTGAACGCACACCAGAATCGGTGTGGGGTGTTCTCGGTAAAAAATCCGGCTGCCACAGACCAAATCGAGTCCGGGATACCGCTGGCTTCGTCAAACACCACCATCATGCCGTCGTCGTTGTGCGCGCCAGCGTACGCATCGGGGTTTTCTTCGCTCCAGAGCTTCCCCTCCGCGCCCCAGTAACGCGTGCCCTTCTTCAGGTCGCGCTCCACCAGTTCGGTGAGCCACTTCGCCGGCACGATGCGCGTGGCGCTGATCTCGAACCAGTGCGAGTTCATCAGCATCGCCAGCCACTTCGTGATCTCGGCCCAAGTCACGCTTCTGAGCTGCGCCTCGGAGTTCGCTGACACGATCACGCTCGCCCCGATCCGCGTCGAGAGCATCCACAGCACCAGCCAACTGACCAGCGCCGACTTCCCGATTCCGCGCCCCGAGGCCACCGCCAGGCGGAATACCTCGTACATATCCCGCGTGCCGTTCGCCTCGATGTGCGCCCTAATCTTCCGCAAAATATCCCGCTGCCATTTACGCGGGCCGGTGCGTTTTTCCAGCGGCGTGCCTTTTTCCCCCCAGGGAAACACAAACATTACAAACGCCTCGGGGTCGTCGCGGAGCTTCGCGCTCCACAGGCGACTCATCAGGGCCTGTTCCTCCTGGGGGGTGTATTTCGTGGTTTGCACGCAGTTCCTCGGTTATACCGGGCCGTCGACCATTTCCGGCAGCGCCGTTACCGGCAGCGCCGTTACCGGCAAACCACGCGCCAGCGGCTTCACAATCTCTACCGCATCCTCAATCGCCTGCGCGGCCTTCACGCGCTTCTCGGCCATTTCCAGCGCCGCAGTAATCGAAATCGACTGCGTTACGTCTACCTGGACCTGCTGTTTCGCCACCCAATCGTGTTTGTGCCGCAGGAACTCCAGCGCCGCCTTCGAATCCCCCGCTTCCGCGGCTTCGTACAGCGTCCTCGACATCGTCATCTCACTGTCGGCGCGACCCTTCATCTCCGCCAGTTCCGCAATCGGGTCCATCAGCTTCAGCCGGGCCAATTCCACCGGCAACATACCTGCCGCCAGCGCAAGCGCATCGCCGCGTAATCCCAGCTTCGCATTCTCGTAAATGCGCTCCAGGGCGTCAGGCGTGGCTTTCAGCTCTCTGGCAGTGACGGGTAGGTCGCGGAAGACGGAGAGGTGCATGGGGCGCGATGATAGCCGATTGCCAGCAGGAATGAAACCGAGCAACGCTCGCCTCTGCGATTGCCGGCAGCGTGAACAGCGCCAGCCGTCAGCGGCGGCGAACTTGGTGGCGTTTGGCGCCAAGGCCAAATTTGGGGCGTGGGAAAGTTTATGCAAAAAAAATTGGTTGCGGGGCAGGGGCTTAACGCTGCGAACAATAAAAATTTGGTCTGGGGGGTCCGTACCATTTCACTCCAAGCCAAGGCCCTACCCGGGGCCTCGATTCTCCGCACCCTCATCATCCACCCCCCAATGATCAGCACACTGACGATCTTGATGCTGACGATCCTCGAGCTGACGATCAGCACGCACCTGGTCAGCACGCGCATGATCCTCGGGATAGGTACGCTTGCGTCGCCTATCGTGCGGTAGTCATCGAACCCAGTGACCCAGTGGGGCATAGGGGACCACGACCGGAGGCCCGCAAGGGCGCCGCAGGGTGAGGGGACCACGTGAGGGGACCACGATAGGCGCGACACCTGTCCGACCCCCGATGGCACGCGTCAACCCTCGATGACTCGCGTACCCCAGTGGGGCATAGGGGACCAGATCCGATAACTGGGCCTAGCGACACTCGCGCCCCAATGGGGCATAGGGGACCAGCGGCAGGCAGGAATGGGCGTGACCCACTCGTGACCCACTGTGCCCCACTCGTGCCCCCCTGGTCCCCTCGTGATTACTACTGGACTCCAAACAGACATCCCCTACTAGGTCAGCTATATGTATGGGGCATAGGGGACCACAGAGGGAAACCCGCGTTTTCCTAGTGGGTCACCCCGAAAGACCCCACACTGCGGTAGGTTGTAAGTTTCGCGTCAGGTTGCGGCGCGAGACTGTGTTCATGGCAGCACGGTGCTGCCGGCAGGAGTGGACGATGAAGCTGACGACGACGACGGTAGACGTGATTGCAGACACCGCGGTTGACGCGGTGACGGAGCACGCTGACCTGGAGGCAGCGCACGAAGCAGCGCGTGCTGCAGTCCCTGCAGGCTGGGTGCTGTGGGATTTTGCGATGTCCGAGGATTCGGACGATGAGTGCAGCGCGCTTGTGGTGCGTGCGTGATAACCCCGGGGCTTTGGCCCCGATTCTGAGGAGATAAGAAATGCGTAAAGTAATGGACAGGGAAACGGCCGAGCATTTTTATGATTGGCTGGAAACCGTGGGTTATTCCGAGCAAAGCGAAGTAGAGGATGCAATTCATAAGCTGTTGCGTATTCATCCGGAGCTAATTGAAACGCATTCATGGCCGGAAATGCGCCGCATGGCAGAAGTAATGGCGGCGTAAGCCCTCAAGTTTACGCCCCGCGGGCCGGGGCGTATGCGTGCGATTCCCGCGCGATGAAAGCATGGCGTAAGCCTGCTGGCAGACACTAAACCCGCCCGGATTCCCCGGGCACACTGGAGACCCTGCGATGCACGACATCCCCCTTCGACTCGCCGACGTGCTCGGCGCCCTGGCCATCGGTTGCGCGTTCGGCGCGCTGATCTGGGTGTTCCCGTGGTGACGCCGTTTCCGGGCCACGCGCCCGACGGCCAGCGGCGCGCCACAGCGCCCGCGTCATGGCCGTTCGGTACCGTAGGCGCACCCGATCCCCGTTCGTCGCTCTTGGCGCCGATTGGGGGGCTTCCCGAGAACCTGACGCCTGCCGAGTTGCGCGAGCTGCCGGCGGGGTTGTTCTGACGATGGAGAAACGACGATGCGCCTGATCCTGACCCTGCCGGCCGATTGTGCCGGCGCCGATGCCGCCGCGTTCTCGCAGGATGGCGAGTTGCTCGCCTGTGGCGCGCGCGAACACTGCGAGGACGTTGCGATGCAGGCCGCCGGCCTGTACTGCTGGATCGACCGCGGGCGCGCTGTCATTCGGCGCGATTTTGAAAACCGGGAGGCATGATGCCCCTCGTGTTACGTAACTGTGATCCCGACCCCGAGCAGCTAGCCCGGGGCCTAGAAGCCGCTCACGCAGTCCTGTCGGCTGCCGGCGTCACCCCCGAATCCGCCTGGCTGCAGTCGGGCTATCACGTGGCCTGGACCGATGCTGTGGCCATGGCGGCCTGGTATCGAGCCGAGGATGCCGCGGTGCGGGCCGCTTTCGGCTCCTGGCGCGGAGCGCCGATGGCGGTGGCGATGGAGTGGGAACCCGACACGGAGGCCGAGCGATGCGAGTCCTGATAGCCTGCGAGTACAGCGGCGCCGTGCGCGATGCATTTCGCGCTGCCGGCCACGATGCCATGTCATGCGATCTGCTGCCGACCGATGCGCCCGGGCCGCACTATCAGGGTGACGTGCGCGACGTGCTGGGTGATGGGTGGGATTTGATGATCGCGCACCCGCCATGCACGCATCTAGCCGTTTCTGGCGCACGGTGGTTTCATCTGAAACAGGCCGAACAGGCCGAAGCGCTGGACTTCGTGCGGTTGTTGTTGGCTGCGCCAATCCCGCGCATTGCACTGGAGAACCCGGTAAGCATCATCAGCAGCCGGATACGAAAGCCAGACCAAGTGATCCAACCTTGGCAGCACGGACACGGCGAGACAAAGGCTACTTGCCTGTGGCTCAAAAACTTGCCCGCATTAAGGCCAAGCCATATCGTTGACGGCCGCGAGGCTCGTATCCATCGAATGCCGCCAAGCCCCGACCGATGGAAGATCCGCAGCGCTACCTTCCCGGGCATCGCCGCCGCCATGGCCGCGCAATGGGGGCGCCTATGATCTGGGCCGCCCTAGCCCTCCTACTGGCGCTTGCGCTGGCGCTCCTGCTGGATCTATAATCAGCGCGCCCGCTCGCGGCGGGCCTTCGCTGTTGTCTCCTCCCTGCCGGGCACCCTGCCGGCTTCCATCCCCGGGTCGATGCTCAGGCTCCCCGGGGATTTTTTTCAGTCCGGCGCCGCTCGTCGGAACTCGTGGACTGACGCTGACGGCGGAGTGTGAATCATCGACTCCAGCATGCGCCGTATTTCGGCCCGGTTGTTGTCGTATTTCTCCAGCGTCTCCGGGCTGCAGAGAATGTGTTTTTTCGTCGCGTGCTCCCCGCGCGCTCTGATTTTCCCGAGATCCAGCCAGCCGGCATGCTGCGCCGCAACGTAAAGAGACTGGATCGACAGTTTGTGCTGCTGCTGATCCTGCTGCAGGCTATCCACCAGTCCCTGCCACGGCCCCATGACGGCCCCGGGGCGGAACGGCCCGACCCGATCCCGCAGCATCTGCGCGAGCAGCGCCTCGCCTGGCGATAGACCGCCCTCAAGCATGATCGATTTCGCGTCCGTCATCATCGGCCGGTCGCCTGGACTGAATGCGCTCACGTCACGCTGTCGCAGCCAGTACGCCACGTGATCCAGTCCGCCGGCCTCGTACCACGTCCAGAGCCTGGCGGCTTCACTCTGCGGCAGGATTCCGGCTTCTGACCATAACACCATCCATCGGCGGTCATCTGCTGACAACGATAGGGAAACCCGTTCGTTCGAGAATCCCAGCACCGACAGGCGGTTGAGCGCCGGGTACGGGTGCCGGCCCTTTTCGTTGATCGAAAAAACGTCCGGTGGCGCCGCCAGCAGGGGCTTGAGCTTGTTTTCCAGCGCTCGCCTGTCGGCTAATGCCGGCTCGCGTAGCTCGTTGAGCACGCACACCTCGCTGAGGAGGTGATAGTGGAAATTCGACTGGATCTCCTCCGTCGTCACCGTCTTGACGTTCTGCCATCCCCTGCCGCCCACGCTGTACAGGAACGGCAGCCAAAGAGTATCCTTGCCGCTGCCCTGCCGGCCACCGTGCAGGATGCCGTGGTTGATTTTCTTGGATGGATGCTGGACTTTCCAGGCCATCCAATCCAAGCAATGCTCGCGCTCCTGCTGGTCCGGGATCATGCGCTCGCAGTGCTCCAACCACAGATCCACCGATCCCGGCACCCCTGCCGGCCTGCCGTCGCGCCAAGTGTTGCCGAAGACTTCGCCTTCGTGCTCCACTAGCACCGAATGGCCAGGCGCGTAGATCAGTCCCGCCAAAGTTTTCCCGCCCATCGCGAGGCGGTTTTCGTCGAACGAAACGCTGGCGGTCACGCGCGAATGCGCCCCGCTGGCGTTCTGATGGATGCTGTAGATCCGATGGTGCCGAAACGCCGCATCGAATGATTTGCGCTCGATCAGCTTGCGCTTTTCGATGTCGAAAAAATCCGCGCTCGAAAGCAAGAATGCGAAACGCCTATACCACTGCAGGGGCTCTAACGTTTCCATGTCGGGCGCTTCTGCTGCTGGCGGCGCTGGCGACTCGGGCGCTGTCGGCTCTGGTTTCGTCGGTTTCGGCGGCTCGGGTTCTGGCGCCTGTGCGTAGACGCTGGTGCGCGGCGCGATCCACGCCCGCGCCTCCTGCCACGACGCGAACCCGCTGTCCGCAGCGTCCCACCCGTCTGGCATCCCTGCCGGGTCAATGATCTTGACCTCGGCGCAGTGCGGCGCCAGCATCGCTGCCAGGCGCTGCATCGTCTGAACGCCGGGCTCGTCGGCGTCGGGCCAGAGCAGCACCTTGCGCCCGTGCACGTGCCTCCAGTTCGCTCTGCTGACGGCCTGCCCGCCACCGGGCCAGGTGCAGACGACGTACGGCCCCGAGATCGCTGCCGCAGCGTCTGCGGCTTTCTCGCCCTCGACGATGAGCGCCGGGTCGGCGGCGCGGGCCTCCAGTTCCTGCAGCCGGTACAGCGGTCGCGGGACCGGCCACTGGCCCATGCCCCAGCCGTCACTGTTGAACGTCCATGGCACGATCTGCTTGCGCTCCCCGGGCGGGTCGTATCGCGCGACGTACCCGAGCACGTCACCGTCGCCGTTGAAGTACGTCCAGCGCGCTGACGGCGCGCCGTGGATCGGGTGGATGCACTCGCAGTCCGCCGCCTCGCTGGGGACCGGCACGATGACCTGCCGCTGCGGTTTCGGCGGTCGTGCTGGCCTCGCTGGCGCTGCTGGCGCGTCGTCGAGCTCGCGGTACGCCTCGGCCATGCTCAGTTCATGGATCGCGGCGTACAGGCTGATCAGGTCGCCGCCGCGCTCGTCGGTTGCGAAGTCGGCCCAGCGTCCGCTGAGCAGGTTCACCGAGCAGCTATCGCCCTCGCCGCCTGCCAGGTCGCCGGTGACCCACTCAGGGCCCCGGCGTCGGCCGCCTGCGAGCCACTGCGGGACGAGGGTTTCCGCGCTGATAAGCAGGCGCTGTGCGAGGGCAGAGAAGTCGAGTTTCGTTGTCATTTGTCCTCCGTCAGCAGTCGCCATGCTGTTGCAGCCACTCGCGGAACTTGTCCGTTTCCAGTGGCTGCAAGTCTGTCCACTTGATAGGCCACCCCATCAGCCATTCCGTCAGTGCTGGGTTCGGATAGCCATTGCTCAGGTATTCTTTTGTTCGCCTGTCGTATTTGAGTCCTGATCCGATATGCGCTCCAGAAGGGCGAGTTTCTCCTCTCTCCTTTCTGTTGATTGATGTCTCGCACCATCCCACCGCAAAGCCGTCTGTCTTCACTGGAGTTGGCCACAATCCACATACGTTCTCGCACGTGAGGTGCTCCGAGATGGGCAGCGCCCAGCACTCCCCATCTTGCATCAAACCCCATTTCGGCCAAGTCTCCAAGAACTCTGTGAAGCCCCCTAGAAGTGAGCATTGGCGAGTTCTCCACGAAGACGTATCGGGGTCGTACTTCGCAAATGATCCGGACCATGTGCCCCCACATTCCACTGCGGGCGCCTTCAATGCCGGCCCCCTTGCCTGCTGCGCTGATGTCTTGACATGGAAAGCCGCCAGATACGACGTCAACAATGCCGCACCACGGTCTGCCGTCAAAGGTCTGAACGTCATCCCAGATTGGGAAAGGCGGGAGAAGGCCGTCATTCTGTCGGGCGGCAAGTACGCTTGCGGCGTAGGGTTCCCACTCGACGGCGCAGACGGTGCGCCATCCGAGCAGTTTTCCTCCGAGAATGCCTCCACCAGCGCCCGCGAAAAGAGCCAGCTCATTCATGCATCCCCCAGCAGCCTGACGGCATCGTCCACACTGCGGCAAACCCCCGCCACGCCCCCGGCCTGCCGGATGGTCTGCAAGAACTCCTCCTGACCGGGCCGCATGCGCCCGGTGCGCGACTTGACCTCAATCGCCAGCGTGCGGCCGTCTTTCAGGACGCCCATGATGTCGCTCATGCCTTTCTGCGTGTTGGCCCGGATA